ATGGGATCCTAATGCACAAACATTGAAAATTAAAGGTAATAGAGGAAAATTTGAACCTAATAAAAAGATTACTAGTTCTTTAAACAACTCCAAATCTATTATTCAGACTGTCCATGACTATGATTTCAATTTAACTGTAGATAGTATTGCTCCAAAATCAACTGATTGGGAAACTGATAAAGGTAAGTTGAATTTTGATAGTCAAAGAATACATGATAATGACTATTATCAGAGGTTCTCTTATGCAATTAAGGGTGAAGTTCCATATGAGACTTGGAAGGAACCTATTAGAAGTTTAGGTCATATATCTGGTTATAAACCATTTGCAGACTATGAAGTTCTTAATGGATTAGGTGCTAAGGTTGGATTTGGTACAGCAAGTGGAGATGTTTTATTAAATGTTGAAATGATTAGTGAAGCTTCGGTTCATGACAGATACTATTATGATTTTGTATCTGATGATACACCTAACCCAAACTTAACTAAGATTATTACCTTTGGTTCTAAGACTCTTACTGATTATAGTGAATCTAGATCAAATAAAGTTCTTTTACTTAAGGATATTGGAGATCAATTTACTGGACAAACAAGAACATTTACTGGTGAGCATAAGTTTATAAGAAGTGATGGTGCTGATAAAATTAGTAAGGTTTCTGGTGGAAGTGGTCAATTAACTGCAACACAAGGAACTAGTTACGATGCATCTACTGGTGTATTGACTATTGTTACTACCACACCACACAAATTAGTTGCTGGTGCTACCATTTCTATGGCAGACTACTCTTTGGTGTTTAGATGTGATTTAGATGGGTTTATGACTGATCATGCCTATCCTCGTCCAACAGATCCTGCATCTACTTCAAATAGTAAGTTTAATAATGGTGTATTAGCAATTGGAAATACTACTGAGACTTCATTTGATGTCACGATTAATAATCCTATAGAAGGTGGTCAAATTGTAGGATTAACAACCTTTGCACTTTATACTATTGGTGATGCAGATGTATTAACATCTGTTGCTAGTACTGAAAGATTATTCTATAAAACAGTTCAACCTGGTATTGGAGTTAGTGTTGATACTAATACTATTACAATAAATGGTCATAGTTTTAGTAATGGTGAACCATTAGAATACTCTTCAAATGGTGGAACTAGAATAGGAATTGCTACAGCAACTATAGGTGCAGGTACTACAACATTCTTACCAGATAAAGTATGGGCAATAGTATCTGTAACTGATGGTGTGTTAGACCAAAAAGACTTTAAATTGGCATCTTCCTTATCAAATGCAAATGCTGGTACTGCTCTTACTATTACTAGTATTGGTACTGGAAATACTCATACTTTCTCTGTACCATCAGAACTTGCTACTACAAGAACAGTAATAACCATTGATAATATGATACAAAGTCCATTAACAAGTAAAGTTGCTATTGGAATTTCATTATCACAAGCTGTTGGAGTTGGAACAACTACATTGTGGTTGCAAGATATATCTAAGATTGAAGGTGGAACTTTATTAAGACTTGAAGAAGAAATAATGAAGGTGAATACAGTTGGTGTAGGGTCTACAAACTCATTAAACGTTGATAGGGGTGTGATGGGAACTGTAGCAGTTGCACACACCGTTGGAGCAGGTTTAACCTATCTTACAGGTGATTATAGAATAAAGGATGGAAATATTCATTTCTCAACACCTCCATATGGACCAACAGGAGTCAGTTCAAATACTACTAGATCGACATTTGATGGAAGAGCATTCTATAGATTAGATTATAAGTATAATACTACTTTTGATGATGTTTCTGAAGATTTTGATGGTCAAACCGCTAAATTTATGCTTACTAATGATGGTACTGAAATAGTTGGTATTGAAACGAATTATGGAATGGTTTTAGTTAATAATATATTCCAAGATCTTCATTATGGTGAAGGAGGTTCCAGTTTAACAGATTCTGATTATAGAATAGTAGGAGCTGGAAATTCTATTGATTTTACTGGAATTGCAACCAATAATGATCTTCCTAAAGGTGGAATTATTAATGAGTATAGTGTATTTGCTGGAGTTGGTATTCAATCTGCTTATGGTGCTGTTGGTGTTGCCTCTGTAGGTGCTGGTGGAACTATTAGGGAAGTAAGTATAGGAAACAGTGGTTCTGGTTACCTGTTTGCACCTAGAGTTGGTATTGCGATCACCAATTATCACTTTACACATAAATTTGTAAGTGCATCACCAAATTGTCTTACTGCAGGTGGTGGAGCATCAGGAACCCTTACTCCTACATTTGCAACTTATGAATCCACAACAGGTGATTTGGTATTAACAATTCCCGATCATACTCTAACAACTAGCAATACCGTTCAGATTGCTAATGAAACATTAGTGTTCACATGTTCTAGAGATGGATTTGTTTCTGAGAAGAAATATCCTAGAGCATCGGATCCTGTTGCTGGTATACAAACAGCAATATCCAATGCAAATGGGAATACAATTACTGTTAATGTTGGTACAGGAGCAGGAATAGGAGCTTCATTTACTGCATCAATAAACAATGGACAAATCACTGGAATAACAGTAACAAATCCTGGAAGTGGATATACAGCAACATATCAACCAATTTTAGAAATTGACCCACCATCACCTTGGAGAGGACTACCATTGAGAGGTGGATTGGGAGTTGGAGCATCTATGGATGTTACTGTTGGTACTGGTGGAAGTGTTATTAACTTTGAACTTTCAAATCCTGGTTATGGATATAGTACTGGTGATGTTTTATCATTAGATCCTGTACCTTATAAGTCTGGTATAACTACTTCTCCATTCAGAATCACAGTTAATAATAGGTATCAGGATAAGTTTTCTGGATGGAATTTTGGAAAATTATTAGAATTGGATGACCTTAGTTACTTGTTTAATGGATTCAGAAGATCATTCTTAATAACAAGGACAGTAACTAATAGAGAGTATTTCAGTATTATTGCTAAAGAGGGTTCTGGAATAGTTCTTGCCAATAATTTAATGATCTTCATTAATGATGTCCTACAAAAACCAGTTGTTGATTATAGTTTCAATAAAGGTACTAGAATAACATTTAAAGAAGCACCTAAGAGAGGAAGTAAGTTTAGAATGTACTTATATGTTGCATCTAGAGATGATTATTTTGAAGTTGATGTAGATCAAACAGTTAAGGAAGGTGATAGACTACAAATTCAACCTTGGGATTGGGGTAATATTGTAGGTCAAGATCAAAGAATAATTTATGAATTGCTTGCTTCTGATACTGTTGAAACACAGACATATAGTGGTGCTGGTATTAGTACTGATAACCTAGAAAGACCAGTAGTATGGACAAAACAAAAATCCGACACATACATTGATGGTGAAGTAATATCTAAAGCTAGAAATTATTTGGAACCCCAAATAATGCCTAATACTAATATTATTGCTTCAGTTGCTGCTACTGATACTAAAATATATGTGAAGAATGTATATCCTACATTTAGTCAATATGATGATATTGCTACTAACTTAAATAATATCAGAATAGTTGGATTGGGAACAACTGCTTTAGATAGTGATAATGTTGAAAAATTCAAAGGAGTAACTTATTCTGGTGACTATGGACAGGTAATTGGTATAACTACTGCCATAATATCAAGTCCTATAGTTGCTGAACAAGTTAAATTCTTGTTGACACCAGCTCCTGAATGTATAACAGATCATGCTAAACCTGGTATAGATACTGGGGATTATTTTGTAATTCAAGATGTATTTCCTAATGTTGCAACAAGTATAACTGCTCTTGGGGTAAATACAAGTACCACAGTATCAGTTGGAATTGGCAGTATTAATACTGTATATCAAGCATATGCAGTCTCTGTTGGATCCTCTACTGTTGAAGTAACATGTAATGTTCAATCCGTAAATGGAATAACTACAACTGCTCTTCCTGCTCCATATCTTGGTGCTACTAACCGTAATGCAGGATCATATACATGGGGAGCAATTGATGTAAGTAGAACTGCAATATCCACATCATTCGATTTCTATAATCAAAATGGTTTGGCAGGTATTGAGACATCAGCGTATGTATCAAGAATTCTACCATTGAAGACTACCTTATAATTAAATCCTAAATCATATATAAATAATCAAAAACATATAGCAATGCCAGCTGTAATCACAGATCAGTTTAGAATATCAAATGCTGAAACTTTTGTTCAAAGTTTTGTCGGGGTAGGTACAACTGCAAATTATTATTATACATTTTTAGCTCATCCGAATCCGCAAGGACTCTATAATGAGGTTGAAAATTATGGAACTGATACTTGGAATACTATTCCTCCAAGTCCAAAAGACTCTTTTGAACAGGAGTATTCATATCATGATAGTATGCTTTTCTTAAAAAAAATTGGTGTTGATGATGTAACTAGAATTATTCCGAGATATGATTGGCAGAATGGTAGTACATATGACATGTATAAGCATAATTACGATATTAATAATCCAACATCACAATTAAATTCTAAAACTTTGTATGAAGGCAAATATGTTGTAGTTAACTCTGAATATAAAGTATATCTTTGCATAAACAATGGTTCGGAACCAGAAAATGAAAAAGGTAAGAAATCTTTAGTTGAACCAAATTTTGTTTCTACAATACCTCAAGCTGCATCGGTTAATGCACAAGATGGTTACTTATGGAAATATCTTTATACTATTTCTCCTGCCGAAGTTATAAAATTTGCTACTGATGATTATATACCTCTTCCTAAAAACTGGGGTGATCCTAGTACTATAACAGTAAAAAATGCTGCTGTTGATGGGGGATTACAAACTATAGTAATTACTAATAGAGGTTCTAATTATCAACTTAGTGATGGAACAACAATTAGAGTTCCAGTATATGGTAATGGTTCTGGTGGAGAAGCAACTATAACTATTGCTAATGGAGAAGTTTCTACTGCTGAGATTACTTCTTCAGGAACTGGATATACTAGGGCATTTATACGTGTTCAAAGTGGTGTTAAGGGGTTAAATACCGATGCATCTGGTGATGCAATAGAAGCAACTAGTGGTACTGGAGCAACTTTTGAAGTTCCATGTCCTCCAAAAGGAGGTCACGGTGATGACATCTATAGAGAATTAGGTGCTCATAGAATAATGGTTTACTCCAAGTATGATAGTGATCCTGATTATATTATTGGAAATAACTTTGCTAGAGTTGGTATTATAAAGAATCCTACCATATATGGTAGTGACACAGTGAGACTAAATACTGGAAATGCTACTGCTCTTGGAGCACTAAAGTTAGTTACTCCAGCAACGACTTCAACTGACAATTATGTAGTTAATAGCAAAATAACTCAAACAGTCGGAGTCGGTTCAACAGCAGTCGCATATGTTGGTGCATACAGTAGGGTAACTAATGTCTTAAGATATTTCCAACCAGCTGGACTTTCCACAAGTGCAACCTATGGTTATAAGGTTTTACCTTTTAGTAATGCCGTTGGTGTTAACACTTCAATAGTTCCATCTGCTGGACCTACATTACCTTTAGATACAGCATATACTGGTTCATCTGAAACTATATCAGGAAAAGTAATCCAATACGGTCAACAATTTACCAATGGAATTGCTCCACCTGACATTCAAAAATATTCTGGTGAAATAATCTATGTTGACAACAGAGCACCAATAACGAGATCTACATCTCAAAAAGAAGAATTAAAAATCGTAGTAGAATTCTAACAAATGACACAGAATACTAATTTAAATATTTCGCCATATTTTGACGATTTTGATGCAAATAAGAACTATAATAAGGTTTTATTTAAACCTGGATTTCCTGTTCAAGCAAGAGAATTAACTACACTTCAAACTATTCTTCAGAATCAGATAGAGAAGTTTGGTCAATATTTTTTCAAAGAAGGTTCTATAGTTATTCCTGGTGGAACTCTTTATGATAATAGGTACTTTGCAGTAAGAATTGAATCACAATTTTTGAATGTTCCAGTTAATGCATATACTAAAGTTTTAGCAGATAATAAAATTAAGATCAAAGGAGAAATATCAGGAGTAACAGCAACAGTAATTAATAGAATTACAGAAGTAGAATCTGAAGATAATTTCAATACTTTATATGTTAAGTATACAGGATCTGGTAGTGATGGAGAAACAAGAGAGTTTCAGGATGGAGAAAATTTAATTACTCTTTCTGACATTCCATATGCTAATACAAAGATTTCTGCAAATAGTACTTTTGCAAAGTGTAATGATGCTGAAGCAACTAAAACAGGTTGTTCTGCATCTATAACAGAGGGTATATATTTTATTAGAGGATATTTTGTCAAAGTTCCAACAGAAACAATAGTTTTAGATCAATATAGTAATTCTCCAAGTTATAAAATTGGACTTGCTATAACAGAAAAAATTATTTCTGCATCTGCTACAAATCCTGATCTATATGATAATGCACAGGGATTTTCCAATGAAGCAGCACCAGGTGCTGATAGATTTTCATTAGATGTAAAACTAACTAAGAAATTATTAACCGATCCAGACGATAAGAACTTTATTGAGTTAATTCGTGTTAATGATGGTGTTCTTGAGGCATTTAGTGATAGTATTCCAGAATTTAATTTATTTGCTGATGCATTAGCAAGAAGAACATATGAAGAATCTGGAGATTATTATGTAAGACCATTCTCTATTGATGTAAGAGAGTCTCTTAATGATAGAATTTCCAATAGAGGATTATATCTAGAAAATCAAACAACACAAAATGGAAATACTCCTTCTGATGACATTTTTTGTCTTCAGATGTCTCCAGGTAGAGCATATGTTAGAGGGCATAGAGTAAATAAAGATTTTACCTCTGCAATTGATTCTGTAAAACCAAGAACTACTAATTTAAAGGAAAATGTTAGTGTACCAGTTAGAACTGGTAACGTTGTGAGTGTTAATAATTTGTATGGAGCTCCAAAGATAGGATTTACTTCTTCAACACAATATGCTATTGATTTATTGGATAGAAGACTTGCATCTACAGGTTTAAAAGAAACTGCTGCTGAAACTATTGGTAAAGCAAGAGTATATGACTGGATGGAGAAAGATATTACAACTCTTGGATTTACTACTACTAAGTATGAAGCTAGACTGTATGATATTCAATTATATACTAAAATAAATGTTGGACTTGCATTAACTACTACTGCAAATGACCATGTTGAAGGAAAATATAGTGGTGCAATTGGATTTGTAGTAAGTAGTACTGCTAATTCTAGAGATTTTAGTTTACAGGATGTTAGAGGTCAGTTCCATATAAATGAACCATTATTACTTAATGGAGTTGATATTGGAAGAAATGTTGGTGTATCAACAGACCATAGTTTTGAAGATGTGAAAGCAATTCAAAGTGTTGTTGGTATTAATACATTTGCTGCTGATTTAGATTTAGATCGTAAGAAACAAGTATTTACCGAAGGTGCAGAATTTAGTATTAGTTTAAGTTCTGGTGCTAATGGTACTGGATTCTCTACTGTTACTTCTACTAGTGTTCCTGATGTTAGAGGATATGTTAAAATTGGTGATATTATAAAATATGCTCCTGCTGGTGAAGGTGATCCATACTTTAACCAAGTTCAACAGATTGGTACTGGTGGAACAAGTTTCCAAGTTAGAGCAATGGCAACTGTTTCTGGAGTTTGTCAAGGTACAATTAACAGTGGTAGTCCAACTGGATTATCAGTTCCAATTCCAACTCTAAATGATGCTGATAACGTTGGTTTTAGAGTTCCTCTTGCTGATAGATATGTTTCGTCAATGAATGTACTGGATTCATCTTATGTGTTAAGAAAGCAACTTGATGGAACTAGCAATGGTTCTGGAATTTTGACATTTGATTTAGCATCACTTAATGATGATAATTTATTCTTTGAACCATATACATCCGATGATTTTATTTTAAATCATGGTCCAGATTCAGCTTCTACTGCTAGTGGAGATAGAATTAATCTTCAAAAAGTACAAGTTACAGAAGATGCTGGTTTAAGAACACTAACAATTTCTGGTTTATCTGCAAGTAAACCATATACTTTGACTGCAACATTGAAGAGAAGTAAGTTATACTCTAAATCTAAGAAAATTGTAAGGTGTAGTGATCTTATTGTAAGAAAATCTAAGTATGATGGTTCTGGTATAGGAGTAAGTTTTTCATTCAATGATGGATTAAATGTTGATGCTAGTGGTAGTGTAATTACAGCTGGTAATAGAAAAGGATATGGAACTAG